ATGCAGGCTGTGGAGAGTGGCAACGGCAAGGGGCTTGCCGCCTCTATGCGTGCCTTCTTGGACGACACCGACGCTTATGGCCGGGTGATCTTCTCGAACGACGACGAGCTATCTATCGCGGAGCAGTTCCGTTTCGAGAACATCGACGGCACGTCAGAGGTAGACGGCGAAGCACTGTCCATAGCACTGCGGGAATTCTTCGAGACTGAAACCGCCGAACTTGCCAGGGGAGGTGGTCTGCAGGGGCTGTTCGGGGACCTGCGTGCGCTGTACCGGCAGACCCTGTTGGATGTCGGAGGGCCTGGTGCCGCAAAGCTGCCCAAGATCCCGCAGAGCATCAGCGGGGCCAAGGCACTCAGCGAGCTTGATCCGGCAGGAGGGCTCATGAAGCGCCACCGGTCCCACTATCGCCAGCCCGCATGGGCAGCTGGCAAGGAGGGGTTGGTAAACACTGCGATAGGCCAAGTCAATGTAAAACACAGATCCGATGGGCGCGCTCTATCGGCAGACAAGGGTCTGCGGGATGCAAGCGATGCGTCCTTGATGCAGCAGTATGAGCGCAGTGTCGCGGATGGCGAGCACCGCAACGCGGACATCATCGCTGCCGTTATCATGCAGCGGTATAAAGCGATGGCTGAAGATCCCGGGTTCGACGAGGTGTTCGCGAGACTGCCGGACGGGCTGAAGGAGCAGGCCAGATCGCTGACAGTAAACAACTTCGAGTCTGCTCTGCTGGATGCCTTGGCTTCTGGTCAGGCAGACTACGCAAGGGCAATCGTCGGAGAGTTCAAGCGCAAGCCCAAACGATGGGCTAGCCTGGACAAGCGGATCCCCGTGGTCGAATTCAAGGATGAGACCGTCAATGCCGCCAAGGTCGCAGAGTTGTCTCGGATGCAGCGCCCAAACCTGGACGACGGGATCCCGGGTGGTGCCCCGGCAGGGTACCAGGACGTGTTGCGCATGCTGACCAGTCGGCGCAACGGGCAGACCGAGATCACCATGCGGACCATGGGGCACCGTCTGCTCATGCTCAACGAGGCGCCGAACGAAGCGGGCCTGGTTACAGAGGCGAATGTCGCCACACTGACCGGAGAAGATTACGGGCCTGGAGTTGTCACGGGGTTCCGCGCCCCAGCTTTCCAGCGTTTCAGGGGAGATCTACTGGAGGCGAATGTAGGACTGAACTTCGACGGTGACGCTGACAAGGGCCTGCGCACGATCACCGAGATGGTCATGCGCACCAGGTCTCTCTCGCCCGCTGACAAGGCCGCTGCGAGCGAGCGGGGCATGGACGAAGTCATGGCATTCATGCGCGGAGAGATCGGCTCCAGGGGCCTGCCAGAGGCTGTGTCGGGCGCCTACGAGCGTATCGCAGAGCGCGTTGCCTATGTGACCAATGGACAAATCGGCAAGGCCGATGTTCTCGGAAGGTATCCGAGACTAGGCATGTATGGTGATGCCCTGCGAGGGACCCCCGCCCTGCCAAGCGCAGTGCGTGCGGACAACATGGTTTCTGCTGGCACTGAGGGCAGGCTGCAAGCATCTCTGCACTCGCTGATGACCGAGGATCGTTTGGCAGTAGTTCGCGGGTTCGTCGGGAACGGTGTTGGCGTGGACAGTGCCGGAACTCCAGTTGTCTGGTATCGCCACGGCAACCGGCTGGCACGCGCCATAACCCAGCTTGGCGAGACGGTTCCGGATGATCCCGACTGGGGGCCGATGATCGTGCGCCAGCGTGAGATCGCACGTATGGCGAGGGACGACGGCGCGGCGACTGCCGCCATGCAGGCACTGGAGAACATGAACGTTGCCGCCCGCGAGGCTGGGGTGGAGTTCCTGGACGGCGCCACCCCGACATACGTGGGGCTGAGAGCTACCCTGGATCTGCGCCCCACTGCGGTTTACCGGGCTGACTCCGCACAGGTCAATGCCATCGTCGGCGCGTTGTCGAGAATCACTGGCAAGCCGATCTCTGGAGTGGAGGGCCGCGGCAGTGCCGTGCTCAACGCCCTCAGAGCCCAGGCGTCAGATGCTCAGGTGCGGCGAGCCATCGAGGCAGCAGGTTTCGACTCCTACCGCACCGGTGACGTGATCGAGATCCTTGACCCCGGCAGAGACAAGGTCAAGCCTGTCTGGTTCAGCGAGTTCACCGAGGCAACCCCAGAGCCGACCGAGCGGATCCCGGGCGAGGGGCGCCTGTCTGGAAGTGCAATCACTATCGCATCCCTGTCCCCGGATGACGTGTTCGACGAGGCTGTGGATAACGTCATCCACCACGTTGGCTCGGTGGCTGACTTCCAGGACAACACCGTGGTATCCGCCATAGCCAGGACGCTGAAGGGGAAAGAGGTTCGGCCAGAGGACCTGGTCGAGGTGCGCAACGCCAGCAAGGCAACCATGCTGATGGGTAGTGGGGCTAAGCGTCTGAAGCAGGATGGCGCCAACTTCCTGGGAGAGTTCGTTGAGGGGTATTTCCCCTCGGTACACCAGAAGTTCGCCGAGTACTTCCTGCCGATCCAGAACGCGCTGAACGAGTTGGACCCGTCACAGTCGGCAGTCCGTCGGGCGCTGATCAAGTACACGTCCAACGTGGTCAAGCCGCTAGTCACCAGGCCAAAGCAACCAGAGTCGCACGCCCGCATCCTGAAGGCGCTGCGCCGGGGAACCGATAGCTCGGAGTACCGGGCGTTGTCCCTCGAGGAAAGGAAGGCGTACCGAGTAATCGCCGAGCGGCGCGGGGCGATCCTGGATGAACTGCGCGAATCAGGGGTCATGGTAGGCAACACCAAGAACTACGTGGGTCAGGTTTATGATGTGTCATCCATCCAGAGGGATTCAGAGGGATTCATCGGCGCCTTGAAGCAGTACTTCAAGGACGAGTGGCTGATGGATGGCACCATATCCGAAAAGACAAACCCGGACGGTGACGCGGAGAGTCTGGCAAGGTCGGTTACTGCTAGGCTCATAGCAGACGACGGGGTATACATCCCGGGCGCCGGGCGCCGGCATAAGGCTGACGACTCACACCTTGCTTACCGGAGGCTGATACGCTTGCAGGACAACCCAGAGGTGCTGCGCCGCATGGAGGCAGGTAACTTCCTGATGGACGATCTCGAGGGTCTATGGATCAAGTACTATGACCAGGCCGCACGCAAGATCACCGAGGCCAAGACCATCGGCGCCACGGGTCACGGGTACGATGATTACCTGCACGTCGCCCAGCGTGGCGTGGATGGCATAAAGGACATGCTGACCAAGAGCGAATCCTATCGGGGGTTCTCTGGAGAGACTGGAGAATCCACCCGGATCTCCGCCCCCATGCCGTTCTCGCATGACCAGACCGGCTTGGATGCAACGATAGATGAACTCATCGCGCAAACCCAGAGTGGCGGCGCCAAGGCAGGGTTCGACTACCTGATGTCGCTGATCGACACCGATCGGCTGCAGCGTGCTGGGCAGGTCGCCTATGAGACTCGCATGCGCGCCGTGGCGAATGCCGTGGCTGACATGCGGATTACCAGGGAGAGTGCGCAGCACCTGAGCCAGAGTGGATACGTGCATGCCGAGGGCGTGCTGGCTCACGTCCAGGGGCGCTCAATCAGTAACGCATCCGAGGAGTTCAAGAAGTTCTCCAGGGGCGTGCGCGCCTTCAACAATGTGTCCCTGCTGTCCTTTACAACCCTGACATCGATGTCGGATGTTGTGCTTCCGCTGATTCGGAGTGGGGACTTCCAGTCCTGGCTCAAGGGACTCTACAAGTACGCATCTGACCCGGCGTATCGGCGCCAGATCAAGAACACCGGGGTTGCGGTGGAGAACATCCTGCACCAGCGCATGCAAGGCATGTTCTCAGGCGACGTGCGGGGCATGCCTGGCAGAATCCAGCAGGCATTTTTTGCGGGAACCTTGTTGACCCCATGGACCGACATGAACCGGGCAATGACCGGCGCCGTCGGCCTTGAGGCAATGGATGCGCAGGTCAAGATTGCTGCGAGGACCTACAAGGATGGCGTTGCCCCGCAGAACCAGCCACCTGCGTGGAAGCGGGCCAAGCGCATTCTGAACTCCTACGGGTTGGGCGACTACGCCATGCCCAGCAAGTTCGCGAAAAGCCTGGACATGACAGACCCGCAGGTCGCCGCGGCTATGATCAGGTTTGCGAATGATACCGTGTTCTCGCCTAACCCTGGCGACATGCCTCTGTGGTCGCAGACGCCTGCTGGCGCCATCCTGGCCCAGTTGAAGACGTTCCCGATCATGATGCAGCGCATGGCGTTCGGCACCGAGGGAAGCGGCGGGGTGTTCCGCAATGCCTTCCGGGCTGGACGTGGGTTCCTGGCCGATCACTCTGGCGGCATGTTCAAGGCCAAGCCAGGCGACGACGCTTACACCATCAAGGATGCGCTGCCTGCAGCCTATATGCTGACCGCTGGGCCGCTATTTGGCTCGCTGGTGCTGGGGTCCAAGGACCTGGCCCAGGGGCGAGGCGAGGAGTGGGGAGAGACCCGCACACGCAATCTCTCCAAGACGTTCATAGGCGACATCGCTGGGCTGGACGAGAGTGATTCTGACGATCTCTACGGCTGGTACATCGAGAGCATGATGGCCCTCGGCGGAATGGGCATGTTGGCGGAAGTCATGCAGGACCTTGCGGCGAATGCCGACAATGGAAGTTTCGGCCTTAACCGGTCGATGTCTGCGCTGTTCGGGCCATCTGTCGGGCTGTCGATGGATGCGTTGAAGGTCGGTGGTGGTGGACTGAAGGGAGCTGCCAGGATGTTTGGCGCTGAGGAGGCTAACACCGAGGAGCGTGCGGCTGTCAGGGCACTGGCTGCCAGGGTGCCGATCTTTGGCGGGATCAGACCCGCAAGGGATGCCGCGGTGGATGTGATTGCCGGCGAGGCCCAGAACAAGGGCAAGGGTGGCGGGTCCAGTGGCCTAGGGTTTGGGGACGTGGGATTCGGGGATGTGGGGTTTGGAGATTTGACGTTCTAACCAGCATGGCGCGGGCTCTCGCCCCGCGCCATTACCCTGCTATTCAGAACGGAACGTCGTCGTCAAACCCCTCCGCTGGCGGGGTCTGGGCACGCTGGCTGGGCGTCTGCTGTCTGGCCTGTCCTGCGCCTTGCCCGCCGCCCGTGAATTCCAGCTCGCTGACCCTGATCTCCAGCGATGTCTTGGTCTCTCCCTGACTGTTGGTCCATTCCCGCGTGCTGAACTCTCCGACCACCACCACCTTGGTGCCCTTGGTCAGGTGCGGCGCGACCCCCTCGGCGCCCTTCCCCCACTTGGAGCATGTTACCCACTCGGTTTTCTTGCGCTCTCCAAAGCCGACAGACGCGCCGACTCGGAACGAACATACCACTTGCCCGCTAGGGGTGTTACGGACCTCAGCGTCAGCGCCGAGGTTGCCTGCGATTGTTGCCATGAACATCAGTTCTTGCCCCCGCTGCTGGCTGCCTGCGCGCGGTGCAGTTCCCACCGCATGATTGCCTTGATCAGCCTGGTTGCCGGGCCGCCCTCAAGGTCCAGGTCGGCGACGTACTTCTCCACCGTCGGCTTGACCTGCTCGTATTTCGTTGCATCCTCGATGGTCTCGAAGACCGTGCCGTCGTCTGTCACGTATTTCATTGTTGCCTCATCTCAAAAATTTCGCCACTGCCGAACCTCTGGTGCGCCACTGCGATATGGTTCTTCTTCGCCTCGACCACCTCCTCGATGTACTCACCTAGCTTGCTGATAATCTTCTCGTCCGGGTAGATCCGCGTTATGCAGAAGTCGAACGGTGCCTGCATGTGTGGCGCAGTGTCCACGTAGTCTGCGCATGCGGCGCCGGTAACAAACAGGCTGAACTGCACCTGCCACCAGTCCTCCGGTTTTGGTCCCTCCACCATGTTGCGCATGATCTGGATGCCGACGCGCCGCTTGAACTCTGCCAGCCTATCGTTCTCCTCGTCGATCTGATCAGGACTGCAACCGGCGACCCCCTCATAATCCGGATGCCAGCAGAACCCAATGTCCCTTGGGCTGCCGTCGACCAGGAAGTTATACCGGGCCTTGATCTCAGGCTCTGCGTCGACACCCGCTGCCATGGCGTCAGTGACTGGTTGCTCGGCAACCTCATGTGACAGGCTCTCGTGCGCAAGCGTCATCGCCAACGTGGCGCGCCTGGCCTTGGTCGACAACCCGATGGCTCGCGATGCCGTGATCACCCCACGATGGAGAGCCAGCCACTCTGGGGACCGTTGCTCCACGAACTCCTCTATGAACTTCATTTTTTCTCCTTCGCATTCGCTTTGTCGACGAGTCGCTTCTCGATGGCAGGCAGGCGCGCCTCTGGGATCAGCGCAAGCTCGGCGACCTTCATCACATCACACAAATCCTGCTCGGTCATGCCCGCGTGGTCGAGGAGGCTGCGCAACTTAGCCAACTGCTCGTCGCTCAGGCGTGGAGCCTCATCGGCGGCGTACTCGTCCGCCAGTTGTTTGACATACCGGTCGTCGTCGAACTTACCCATGAACACGTCGCGGTTGAAGCCCACCATGGACAAGGCCTTGCTGATTGTGTTCGTGACGAGTTTTTTGGGCCACTCCGGATCGAACTTGCCCTGTGCGTAGCTGCCAGTGAGTATCCCGTTCACCACTGGGAACGCCCCGCCTGGATACTGGAACGTGCCTCTCAGGATTGCGTACCGGTTCTTGTTCCCGACCACATCCTCCTCAGTTATGTCGAAACTGAAGAGCCCCCAACTCGTTCCGTAGAGGCCCCACACCTTCTCGGCTTGGGCCTGTTGGTAAGCCGGGTCTATGGCTGTGATGTTGTTGCCGCGAATGTTGGCGGACGTGGTCATCCTGGGGTCGGTGCGGCGGGCTGCGACCAAAGCCTCACAGTCGAAACGCCCTTCGTGCACCTCTTTCTCCTGAGCCTCGGAGAGGATAATGGACTCACGCTTATCGGTCATTTTGCTGCCCTCTGTTGAAAAGAACCGTGTGCCGTGATAGTGTATTGTACACGATAACACGGTGAATTCAAGATGAAACTGAAGCAATTAGTAGAAGACGCCGGCGGAGTTACCGCTGTGGCCAAGATCTGCAATGTACCGCGCACTGCCGTATACAGATGGTATAAGCAGGGCTGGATAAGGACCTCTCACCTTGAGCGTATTGCGAGGCGTACTGGTGTCGACGCCTGCGAATACTTGAGGTAAAGCCATCCTTGGCTAGGGGGAATCAACGCGGGATGAAGTGTGTTTTGCAGACCCCTATTCTGGAAGGGTGAAGCATTACCCCTTCCTTTGCTGCCTCTCGTGCCGCCCTGCACTTGGGTATCAGCACGTATTGTTTTGATGGTTCTCTGCGCTTGTTCTTCCCGGACTTAGGGTCGAATACCTCTGTAGACCAATCCTTCATGCCGCTCTGGTAGTAATTCTGGCATAATCGGCAATCAGAATGTTCTGAATTATCTGTATGATTCATCTGTGGTTTCTGCTTTGGTTATCTCTACGCGCACGGCAGGCCCATCTGCCCGCCTGTTGGCGTCTTGCCTGTAGGTAGTGGATGTAATCCACCGCGGGCCGTCATCGCGGAACCAGCCGCAAGCAACGAGGGCGTCCTCTATCTCCTTCCAGTTGCCTCGGCCAACACTTGAGCTGTCCCATAGACGCTGCCCCTTCCCGAGTATCCGAGTCACGGTGATATCCACCGGCACGCCGAATGGTCTGCGCGTCATCCCGGTTGCCCGGAGGTGGCTCTCGAACTTCTTGCGGACCTTCGCCGAGTTGAACCACTTGTTCCCCCTGCCGTCGTTGCCGTTGGTCAGCTCGAACGGCAGGATGATGTCTAGAAGAATCACCGATGGCTACCGCTGCCGCCGAGTTTACCGCGCGCCTTGCGTGACGCCAGCTTTTCCTGGTTGTCGGACAGGCACTCCAGTACAGGGCGTGGGCGCTTAGCACGCAAGCATTGCACCGTGGCGTCAAACTCATCTGTGACGGCTGCTATCGCGACGCAAAGCGAATCTGGTAGCTGTCCGTATGGCCCATCCCTGTAGATCTTCTTGACGATCCCGCACAGGTACCCTGCTTCCAGCAACAAGTTAGTTCTTGCGTCGAAAAGAAATCTGTATTCTCCCGCTTCAGATTCTTCCGCATCCAATTTGCTCTTGACCAACGACAGGTTCCCGGTCGCATCCGCCAGTCTGATCAGATACCAGCCCACATCCCCAAGCTCTGCCCAGTTGTACTGCGCGCCATCCTCATGTTCCACATCCTCCGTTCCCACCGCCAACTCCGACACCTCAGACACCAACCCAAGGGCTAAGTACATCAGTTCTTCCGGCTCTCCAGTGAGTGCCTTGGGGTAAATCGCGGTAGTGCGCGCAAACTCGGCGTATTTCTCGATACTGTAGCTCATTCTGCTTCTCCTGTTGCTTTAAGGGATACCCACGCTGACAACTCCAAGTCCTTGTCCTTCTTGCTCAGGCGCCTTCCGTTCTCCCTGTCTGCCTGCGCAATCATCCTGACCATCCTGTTGTACTCCATCGATCTGCCGTTATGTCCTTTTGGCATCCGGTTCTGGCTGCCGCTGTCTGGCACCAGGTCAATGACACGCAACCCGACTGCTCCAAGAACCTCGTCTTGCGTGCAGCCTGCATAGCACTTGAGCATCCAGCCGCCATCAGGGAACCTGGCAACAGCTAGGCTATGGTGGTTGGTCTCGTGCGCTGGGCAGTAAGCGTCCCACCGTTCCTGCCCGTTGTGCCCCCGCGTCAGGCGCCGCACGTGCCGAAGGCGCCCGAGGATTTCTGACTCACTTGCCGCCATTGGCAACCCCCACTGCCGTTAGATTGTAGTATTCGCTGAGCCGCCCCCGAGAGATCAGCCCGGCAGCAATAGCAAGGTTCCCTGCCTTTGTTATTGCCTGGCACTTGCCGTAAAAAGGGATGCCAGATGCGTATTCAGGTCCGCCGTCGCCGAACCTCGCTATGAGTGTATCCATTACCATGTCGGGATGGTAATACAGGTCATAGTCGTCATGGTGCCCAAGGAATATGCATACCTCGCAATCATGAATGAACTTAGGTTGGTCAGTCATTGATTCACCTTATCGGGAAGTTGCAAAAGATTCTTGCTTGAGTCTGTCTGCGCATGGCCAGGGCTTGTGAGACCCTGGTTGGCGTGAACGTCTGCCCAGGTTCCCTTTTGGCAATGACCACCTTATTTGATTTCAGCATCTGCACAGCCGCTTTTAGTGGGTCATTGGCGTTGAGAGACTTGCGCACCGCGCTGGCTCGCCAAGCCTTTTCCTTTAGATCCTTCACGAACAGCACTAAGCCGATAGTTTGTGTGTGCGTCAGATACTTGGCATCGACGGTGCGATTGATCAGATCCATTGCTGCCGCAAGATCCTTCCGTAGGTGCATCTTAGCTTTGTCGTAGGAAAAGATGGTCTGCAACGGCAGCTTCTTGTCTTCGTGCTCATACCCGATGGTCATTCGACCAGTTACTGCCTCCCGGAATGTCGGATGGAACTGCATGTAGTTGAGGCAGTGCGGAAAAGCCCTGTCAAGTATCTGGCGCTCGAGGTTCACTGGCTGTCCTCGCTTTTCGCTATGGCTGTAAGATCATCCAAGGGTCGAGGGCAAGTCCTCGCGAGGCGAAAGCCCAGGCGGAGGCTGCGGTCGCCGGGTTGCCAGTCGTTGCGGAACGCCGACCGGCAGTGCCCGGCGTCGTCGAACCACGCGCCGCCGCGGTACACCCCGAAGCTGTATTTAGGCTGTTTCATTTTTAATCTCCTTTGCGATGCGAAAGCCCAGGGCGTAGTAGCGGCTGCCGGGTGGCCAGTTGTAGCGGTACGCCGACCGGCAGATCTCGGCGACGATGCTCCACGCACCGCCGCGGATCACCCAGAGGCTGTATTCAGACTGCTTCATTCTTAATCTCCTTTGCGAGGCGAAAGCCCAGGTCGTAGAAGCGGTGGCCGGGGTCTTCCCGGTCGTCGCGGAACGCCGACCGGCAGTAACCGGCGACGATGATCCACGCGCCGCCGCGGATCACCATGTAGTGGCTCGACTTATTGTCGTCATGGTGCTGCTCGCCAATGTCCTTGGGAGGAGTAAGAAGTTTCGCCACCTCATCCGCCTCCCGCTGGTCGAAGGAAGCAGCGTGGACATGCCCAGTAGTCCTGTCCGTTATTGTCACGGTGTAATCCACCTGCCCACCTTCCCAGGTGACGATCTCAAGCCTTGCGTCATCTGTGATTGTGTGTTCTTTAACGTCAAATTTTCTCACTGCGCTACTCCACATACGTGACAGGCAGATCGTGCCCGTCGTTGAGAAACTGCCTTGAGTCTCGGTCAAACCAGAGACCAAAACTCCCCTCGTCACCACCTGCCCTCTGCCCTGCCAGCGTCACTAAAGTGTCCGGCTCATGATACAGCTTGCACGTCGATATGGGAAGGTCATTTACGCGCGCCTCCCACAATTCCTTCTCCTTTGGCTTGTTGCGCCACACCAGCATGATATTGTCTACCAGGTCTGTGATGGCGCCGCTACCCTTCACGTCCATCTTGTTGCCTGGCTTGTCCTCGGACTCGCCTTTGCGCATGTGGTGCACTAGGTGTATGTGAGCGCCGGTACGTTTGGCAATCAGCGCGAGTTGGTCAACGAAATCACGTTCGTCGTTAGCGGCTCTGTCTGCGCGCATGCTCAGCTTGCACTTGACTAAGGAATCTATCACGATGTGCCTGCAGCTAAGCTTGGAGCCGGCATACG